TTCTATTAGTGTATGAAGTATTTCTCTATTAATAGATGGAAAAAACTTGCTATAATCTGTTTTGAGAAAGTATTTGTATTCTGAATATTTTCTTGTAATTGACTGAACATACTTCACTCCTGCATGAGTTCCTTTACCTACACGACAAGCAAATGTATAAGGAAGTAAAGTTGACTCGAATATTGGAGAGATGATATTGCAAATTGCATGTTGTATAAGTCTATCTCGGAAAGAGACCGCACTAATTAATCTTTCTTTTGGTTCGTAAATTGTAAAATTCCGAAATGGTCCTACTTTATAAGTTTGACTAATGAGTTCTTGTTGAATGTGATATAAATTTGCTTCTTTATTTTCTTTAAATCTTAAATATCCAACAGTATTTCTTTTTCCTCTTGCTGTTTTATTATAAGCATCTCGTAGATTTTCAATACTTATAATTTGTTCATAAAGATGGTTATGTCTCTTTGGCATCAGTGTCAGAGGCAATATTCAGAAAATCTTACTAATTGCCCTACTGAACCTGTTTGTGTATTTGCCGAAGCAGGTTGAATAATCTGACCACAGTTAAATGTGACCCACTCAATAAACCGTAGTGTTATTGAAGTGAAGTGACTGTCGTCACAGACGGCACGAGACCCAATGTTGTTGTTGGAGTTGGAAGGAGCGTTGTTCCAGTTAGAACAACGTGAACCGGAGTTAGACCCGTTGTTCCAGTTCCCACCAAAGAGCACGGCGTATAGCATATTATTCAACCTTGTTTTTATTTAGTGATTTCATCCATTTACCTAATATCTTTCCAACTTCTTCTAATTGCAATGAACTGACTTGATGTTGTTTTGGTGTAATCAATTTTCGATTAGAATCTTCCATAAATCTCAACCAAAAACGAAGTTCTTGTAATCCTGCATCACAAACGTATAGTTTACTGATCTGATTTGATTTTCCTGCAATTGAAAAAAGTTTTACTTGCTCTAAAAGAGAATGAATAAACATCTCTTTCATAATTCCATGTTTTCTTGGAATATTTTGTGCAATAGGATACATGTAATTCAAGAATTTTTCATATTTTTCAATAATAATCAAATCAGTATAAATCTTTTCTTTATTCATTATTTTTAAGAGTAATTACGACCGCCGCTTTCGCGTCGGTCAGACAAGTATCAGGTGATCACAGACGGCACGAGACCCAATGATGTTGTTGGAGTAGGAAGGAGCGGTGCTCCAGTCAGAACAACGTGAACCGCAGTTAGACCCGTTGCCCCAGTGCCCACCAAAGAGCACGGCATTAGATAAATTATAAGCACTACCTCTAGATAATGGTGTAGCAACCCATGAAGCACCAGCATAAGGACCACCAAATTCATTACCCCAAGTATATAAAACACCTGATGCTTGTATAACGCCCCATCGAGAAGTGTATGCTGCATTAAGTACAGTTGAGTTTTGTTCTGATCCAACACTTGATGCTTCTGTTGTACCATATGCAAGTGCAGAGAATTCATTATAATTAGGTAATCTTTTACCAACTGATGTGACAACTTCTGTTGCATTCCACCAATCATAATTTGCATATGCACTGGATCCATTACCACCATAAGAAGCAGGAATTTTTGCAGGTGAACTTCCATCAGCATATGCAACATTATATTTACTGGTTCCATTTGTATACCAATCAACACCAGTTAAATAAATATCAGACCAAAAGGATCCAGCAACTAATGTCATTCCTCTTGGATTCGAACAAGAAGGTTTCCACTTCAAATCCCAAAGAGAATATGAGTTAATCTGTGGTGTTGAGTTTCCACCTGCTTGTGCTGGAGCATTACCACCTGGTGCATAATGAAATCCACCAATTTTTCTTGAGTTTGCTGTTGTATAACCTGATGGAGCACTGAAGTTGCTATCGGCAACTACAGATCCGTCAGTTGTAGCATAAATTGCATAATCAGTTCCTGCAGTTAATGTTGGCATTACAATTGCAGTTGCTGATGAAAAATTAATAATTTGTCCTGCAACTTCTACAACAGTTCCTGCTTTAATTTGAGCTGTTCCTGCTCCTGTTGTAGTAAATCCAACTGAATATGCATCTGCTTTATAAAAATTACCTGCATAAGGATAGTTGGAATTAATCTTTAGTGTTTTTCCAGAACTTAAATTTAAATTACTAATAATGGATACACCAGCACCAACAGAGTATTCTTGTAAATTGTTGACTTGTAACGTTGACATATCGTTTTTATTTTTATTGATTATTTATGTGCTCGCACTTTCGTGCTCGCTAGACAAGTATCAGGTGATCACAGACGGCACGAGACCCAAAGCTGCCGTCGGAGTAGGCAGGAGCGGCGAGCCAGTAAGAACAACGTGAACCGGAGATAAACCCGTTGCCCCAGTCCCCACCAAAGAGCACGGCATTAGATAAATTATAAGCACTACCTCTAGATAATGGTGTAGCAACCCATGAAGCACCAGCATAAGGACCACCAAATTCATTACCCCATGTCCATAAAACACCTGATGCTTGTATAACGCCCCATTTTGAGGTGTATGCGGAATTTAAAATTGTCGATGTCTGATTTGATCCAACACTTGATGCTTCTGTTGTACCATATGCAAGTGCTGAATATTCACGATAATTTGGAAGACGCTTTCCTACCGCAATACAAACTTCAGAAGCATTCCACCAATCATAATTTGCATATGCAGTGGATCCATTACCACCAAATTGTGATGGTATTTTAGGAGGACTTGAACCATCTGCTTGTGTTACATTATATTTACTGGTTCCATTTGTATACCAATCAACACCAGTTAAATAAATATCAGACCAAAAGGAACCAGCAACTAATGTCATTCCTCTTGGATCATTTGCTGATGGTCTAAACTGTAAGTCCCATAAAGAGTATTCATTAATTTGTGGTGTAGTATTTCCTCCAGAAGTACCTGTTGCATTACCACCTGGTGCATAATGAAATCCACCAATTTTTCTTGAGTTTGCTGTTGTATAACCTGATGGGGCACTGAAGTTACTATCTGCTAATAATTCTCCATCACTACCAACATAAATTGCATAATCAGTTCCTGCAGTTAATGTTGGCATTGTGACATAAGTTGCAAGATTAAAAACAACTAATTGTCCTGCAACTTCTACAACAGTTCCTGCTTTAATTTGAAGTGTATTAATTCCAGTAAGTGTAAAAGCAACACTAGAACTATCAACCTTATAAAATTCTCCCTTATAAAAAGGAACAGAACTAATATTGAATGTTGTTCCAAATGGTAATATTAAATCACTTAGTACATTAATATCTGCAGAACTTGTATATTCTTGTATATTACTGACTTTTAATACTGTCATTTTTTCTTATACTTTTTTATTATTTAGAGTTTTTTATAAAACCTTCCAATAACTTCCTGTTGCAACTCCTACAGTAACTCCTGTATTAATACCAATTGGACCATAACTTGCTGAATTGGTATTAACTGGAATTGTATAAGATTGTGTAATTGTATTTGTATTTTGATAAAATGGAGTTCCTGATAGATTAACCGCACCTACAACTTCTAATTTAGATGTTGCAACTGTAGTACCAATACCAACATTAGAAATAACCGAAAATGAATTATTGTTTAAAGAAATAGTATTAATACCACTTCTAGATTTAATAGTATCTACTCTGATTTCTGCAGCCATCTCGGGTTCACTCTCCCCCTACTTTTTACTATTTATTAGTTTTATGCTGCTAGGATTTCTTTTAAATATTTTCAAGAGAAGGCCAACTTGGCATTACACTACCGTTTGCAGAAGATTCATAAAGTGCTTTAAGTTCTTCTACAGTCGTTACTGCAGAAATTAATTCTTCTCTTTCATCTGCAACCAAAATTACATCATTACGATAAGACACAATATCAGTAGGAATATCAATATTTCTTTCAAACTTTCTTACAACGTACCAATCAGTTGGACTTAAAAGACTATTTGCGGTTTCTTTGGTTTGTGTAATATGTTGAGTTTTTAGTCCTGTTTGAATATAAGTTCTTCCATCTTCAGTAGTAACTGTTTCATCTTCAAGTTGTTTTGGAATTCCAATGTCCCAATAATATCTTTGATCGTGGATAATAGGATCGGGTTCTTCTGTAATTCCAATTGCTTGTTTTTCTTCAAAAGTAGTTAATCTTAACCAATTTGCAGGATACTGTACGCCATTATGAGTAAATGGGACATCTAATGCTAATGGTTTTTCGTTTAATATAAACATTTTAGATAGTACTTTTTAAATATTTATTATGAACACAGTGGTTATTATTTACCTAGCGCGGCTGTAGGCGAAGGGCGACTCTGCGAAGGCGGCGTAGACGTAAGAAGTTCCATTGTTATTTAATGCTACAGAATTTGTGCGCCATTTGAAACCGTTTGATAACAAGTCGAAACCAGAAAAGGAGGTTTCTGCTGCACTGCTGCTTGGAAGCAAATAGCTGTGATCAGGATTGTATCCTAATCTATCGTTATCAAAAATAAACCAATTTTCTACGCCTGTCGACTTTATAATAACCACTGCTGGCCTAAAGCCGGTATACACAAAAACCCCATCTGACGATCCATTCCCTACATATGAACCAAAACTAGAGTACCCGGCTACTGGGGCGAAGGCGTATATCACATGCGTGTAGCCGGAGAAATTACCAGCACCCGAAACGCCGAGTGTGATAACTGTCGATGAGGGGCTGGTGCTATTCCAACCAGAAGAGCCTCCCGCTGCTGCAGTTGTA